AGAATACTCATTTGACTCATTCTTTTTAGGCTGACGAAAACCTACCAAACCAAACATGGCCAATCTATCTAGATGTCTTATAAGAGTCTGCCTGGTTTTAATACCGGTTCTTTGCATGATATATCTATGGCTGGGTCTAATTCCATAGGGTGCATTTTCTAAGCTCTTTAAAATAATATAAATCATTTTTTCAGCAGCATTTAAATGCGGATTGTTAATCAAGTCATTGAAAACAATCGTATAAGAAACCTTATATTTAATTTGGCTTTTTTTCATATAATGTAATCAGTTTTTTTCCATCCCAGTAATAGCCTGTGATTTTTCGTTTATTTTTCTGTTTCATACCAATTCCTTTTTTAAAATTTCTTTTAAGGGAAATAAATCCTGTTGCGGAATACCCCAGACTTTAGGTCTATGAGCTTGGCCAAAGTCAGTTAAATATTTGTCCTGCATGGCATCTTTTGCATAAATCGCACCAGCAATAGTAAATTCAGGAGTATTTTCTAAAACTAAAATATACAAATCTTCTGGCTTGGCATTTTTTCTAATAATTAAAAAATTATTATTTTTCTTTTGCTGCGTTCTAACTTGTAAATGTTTCCCATTATAAATTAGGTCAGGTTCTTTCCAGGAATTGACATGGCAGCCAAAATAAATGTGAAGATGTTTTGCTGTTGCAACTTCTCCCATTGCACCCATGATGGAATCTTTGGCCTGATCGGTAAAGCCTTTATTGTAACCGAATCCAAATCCCTGTTCCATTCGGATATTTTCTAAACATCTGGAAAGTCCGACTTGGCTACCGGTATCTATTTCAAACCATTCAAGGCGCACCACATTACTCACACCTATATCCTATAATTAAATAATCATCTTCGGTGTACCAACCTTGCAAACTAAAATTATTATTGACTTGTTGTTTATAGACAGAAATATCTTGTATAATTTTTTCTCCAGCTTCCACACAATCCATTTCATTTAAAAAAATATATTTTTGTGAAAACAATTGGCCTGAAAATAAAAAATAAATAATCACCACTAATTTCATTTAATAATAATTTCTGTAATCTCTGTTACCCAAGATTTAGGAATGACATTGACATTGCCTATATCAACACCTCCATCTTCATCTAAATTATAGTCAGCAAACAAAATTACTTTTTTGCTGTTTTCAAAAAGCTTGTAGCCAATAGAATGACAGGTTGCTGCTTCCAACTTGATTCCTTTTTTTTCTGACATCCACTCTGCGGAACTAGTTGCATCAATCCAAACAACCTGAACCAATGGATATGAAATTTTACTTGGATTTTTATTCTTCTTACCCATTTAAAAATGCCTCATAGCCTTGCAAATTTGCCTCTTTTTTGCGAACAAATGCCACTCCAGACACATAGTCCCATATTTAATCTTATTAGGCATAATCATAATTAAATTGTTTTTAAATATAATTTGATTTGCTTTTATTTGCAACACTGTTAGTTATAGGTTATAACTTAAACCTAAACTAAACATAAAGGATACATATAATGATTGCTCTACTAGATGATTTTGATACCTTAGATGCTCCTATGATAAACAGAGATCGTCTGCGGTATTTAAAAGACAAATATAATTTTACGATGGAAGATGTTATTAAATACTCTTTCAAAAAGAATGAATTTTTAACCAAAAAATCTCAAATCTCAAAGCTAGTAAATAAAACTCCTGATTCTCCTAGAAATTTTGATGTTTTAGAACTTAGCACTTTATTAGCAAAATTCTTAAATGATAAAAATTACAATTCAGAAAATTATTACGCCCCAGGATATTTTCTAGCAAGTGATGTAGAAATAAAGGTTGTGGCACAGCTTTATGAGGGAACATTAAATGCCATACCTCCGGCTACCCAGTATAAGGTGAGTTGTAGGTCACTTTATCATGGACATGTTTGTTTTGTACACAAAGGCGGTGCAATTGATGGAAAATATATTCTTTATAATCCCACAAAAATAGTTGAGCCTGACGCTCATTATCGTATGGCAGTGGGGGAAGAAAAGAAAACCCAGCGACTCATCTATGGCATGGCGATCCCTAAAGATAATAATAAATTTGAAGTTTGGGGATATGATGTTGTCAAAAACAACAAAACGAATCAGATGCATGACAATATAGATTTTAAATGGCTACAAAGAAGTTCTGGTAGTGGTTATTTAAAAAAGGTTAAAAAAAGCTAATATTACCCAAGTTATGTTCTAAGCATAATTAGGTTGACATCAAGTTATTTTTGTATTATTTCTCTGTTTATGAGAATCATAGCTGATTGTTACAAAAAATTTAATATTAAAAATACTTCGGTATCTGCCAATAAAAATCCTCACCACATTCGTACCTTACAAAAACATTTTTTAACCTCAGAACAAAACAGAAATTGCACTAATGCTTCTCTCCATTTTGGAACTGTCTGCCATCAAATTGTACAAAAAAGTTTTGCAGAAAATATTTCTATAGAAGAAGCAATTGAGCTGATTGAAAAAGATCCAAAAGTTTTTACAAAATTAAATAATTATACTCCACACAATGAAAGAGATGGAATGAAAGCAAAATTTATTATTAAATTTATAAAAGAAATTTGTAATAATCATCTTTTAAATCTGAAAGAATTACCTAAACAAAAATGGAAAGTAGAACAGGAAATGACAACCTGGCTACCCAATGTAAATATTTATTTTAGAATGTTTATTGATCTTGCTGGGGAAACTCATTTGAATGATTTAAAAAATAAATTTGTAACTGTCAAATATGCTCCACTTAAAAAAACTAAAACCAAAGACAACCCTAATAGAATTGGCGATTATGTTTGTAGCTTTCCCAAACTTGACCCACAAAAAGTATTCACAACGGATCTAATGCAAATGGCACTGTACCATCACAGCTCTGGATTAAAACCAACCTTGAGTTATGCAACTGCAAATGATCGTATGTTGTTCACTGAAGAGAATTGTGAAGAATTAAAACCTAAAAATCTTGCAGAAAAATTAAAAGAATTAACAGCTTATGAAATTGCATGGGAGAAAAAATTAAAAGCAGCCGATGGAAGTTTAGAAGAATTATTTTGGTTATCACCGCCAGATTTTAGTGAAATTAAGAAAAAAACTTTTTGGTATCAAGGCATCCCCCAAGAATATTTAGATGATTATGTAAATTTTTATTTAAACCCAAAGGAGCAAACAATATGAAAATATTTGAGCATTTAGATTATATTATAATTTTTATTTTTGGAATTGGTTTTGGAGTGTACCTGTCTTTAATCTTAATAGGAATTTTATGAAAGATAACTATTTATTAAAAAAAACTAAAGAGCAGCTAACAGAAATTATTTATTTCTTATCTAACGAATTGCAAAAAATGAAAATTGAAAAAGCATTATCAACTAAGAAAAAAACAGAGGAGAGCAATGTCAGCAGAAACTAAATTAAATTTAATTGACGCAATTAAAAAATTTAAAAGTGAATTAAATGATTCTAGCTATGTGCGACTGGGTGCAAAAGGAAATTACATTACAGTAGGCTATAGAATTAATCATGTAAGAAATTTTTTTGGAGAACGACTATCTATTCAAACAGAAAGCGTAGAGCTTTCAAACGGCTCACACAAATTTAAAGCTTACATATATCTTGACGACAGGCTCATAAGCACTGGGGAAAGTAAGCAAATTAAATCTGCTGATAAAGAATTTGAAAAACAAAATACTGTTTCAATTGGTAGAGCTTTAAGTTTCTTAGGATTTATGGGAGATGAAATTGCAACCGCAGAAGAAATCCAACAATTTTTAGAAACCAACAAACAAAAGCCTAGCACTGAGTCTAGCAATGTAAATTTAGAATCTGAAAATTCCGACTCTAAAGTAAATGAAATTATCCAGGACATAGAGAAATGCAAAAGTTCTAGCAACCCTCATGTCTTAGAAACTAATCTTGAACAAATCCATTCAAGAAATAAAGATTTTTTACTTCAATTACAAATAGAAGATCCTGAGTCTTTTCACATGATTGAAGAAAAAGAGAAAACACTGCAGCAACAAATGAGGAGCAAATAAATGAGTGAAGAAAACAAAGACAATTACGATAATTCTATTGCTTTATGGCAAAGAGATAAAAAAAAACAGGATGAATCTGGAAAGAAATATCCTAATTATACTGGATTATTAACTGTTAATGGAAAAAAACTTAATGTTTCTGTTTGGGTTAATACTGACAGAAAAGAAGGTCAGCCAATAATGTCCGGCAAAATTCAAGAGCCTATGCAAAAGAAAACTGAGGAGATCCCATTTTAATGAGCAAAGATCCTATCAATCCTCCTCATTATCAAAACAATCTGCAAACTTGTGATGCCATATTAAGTCAATTGACTGATGAGGAGAAGTTAGGATTTTTGAAAGGACAAATTGCAAAATATGTTTTCCGATTTGGAAGAAAAAATGTTCCTACTGTAATACAGGCAATGGAAGATATAAAAAAATCCATGTGGTATTCTACTAAACTTTATAATCTTTTGGATACATTTAATAAAGACGGAAAAAAATTTCAATATTTTGATGCTACAGATCAAACTAATGTAACTAATTTTAACAAGAAGAAAAAATGATAAAAGAATATATTTACTATTCCCCAATTAAGAAAACTGTCTTAGAATTTATTGTAAAATTTATTGACAAGCACCAATTCTCTCCAACCTATTTGGAAATTGCCAAAGGGGTCAAATCAGTTACTTCAGAAAAAAATATTACCAAAGCTAGAGCTGCTAAGATTTGTAAAGATTTAGTGGATCTAGGATTGCTACAAAAAAGTAATACCCAAAGTCATAGAAAAGTAATTATTGATTCTGCCATCATAGCAAAAGTGGATTCAATTCAACTAAACAAAGGATATGTTAAAGATGAATTTTGTAAAACTATTTAACTATGAGGTGGAAATTCAATTTCAAGAAATTTTTGAGTCTGTTGAAAAAGCAGCTAATCAAAAGTCGCCTGGCAAAAATGCCAAGTGTAAACTGCTCTCTGCAAACTTTAAGGGAGCATCTGTTAAAACTAATGGAGCAAATGATAATAGATCCGAAGAAGCTGCGGCAGTTGGAGGAGCAATCAAATAAATATGCAAACTTGTTAGCAAGTCATAAATTGAAGTGCTACAAATATCAGGCAAAGATTGCAAAAGTATTTGAACAAATCCAAACTGAAGAGCTAAAAAAACAGCCTACTTTTTAAATAAAAAAAGTTGTGCAACTGAAAGGCGATTTTTACATAAGGATATTATTTGCTCAAATGAAAGGGAACAATGAACATAAAGTTTAGCATGGCTGACAAAATTATTGGTCAAAGAATTAGAAAGAAAAGAAAAGAATTAAAAATTTCACAAATGAAGTTGGCTGATAAAATTAATGTTACCTTCCAACAAATACAAAAATACGAATCAGGAAACAATAAAACATTTTCCATTAGACTTTTACAAATAGCTGAAGCTTTAAATACTGACATTACATATTTTGTGCAGGGGATAAAGTTTCAAGAACAGAATTACACAGGAGATTTACCTTCCTCTGTGATAGCTGAAGATTCAGCTTTGCAAATGGTAAAAAATATTAATAGTGTCTAACTATTAAGTTGCTAGTGTGGTGGGGGTTTTTTTACCTTTAACCCCCACTTTCTAATAGGTCTTATTTAAATAATCTAAATACCTATCTTCGTCTTTTGGGTTGTACCTAGCAATATAATTTTCATAAATAAAATTAATATCCTTATCTCCAAAATCCCTAGCAAAATCCAAGGGATTATCATATTTTTTGGAATATCCCCAATATGAGGCTGTAAAGTGCCTAAAGAAATAAGTTTTACGATCCACTGGCAGCTTATCTATATTACATTTTTTTAAAGCTTTATTAAGTTGCTGAGTCATCACAGACAAGCAGACAGGTTTTTTTTCAGAGTTTAAAAATAAAGCATCTTGGTGTTCAGGCAAGGTTTGAACATGAGCTTTAATTTCATCAATCAAAGTATTGCTAATATATACTCTTCTTACTCCTGCTGGTGTTTTTGTACCCTTCCATTCCTTTTTTGAACCTATTGCACTACTAATTTGAATATAAGGATTGTTATTTAAAAACCTTAAATCATCTTTTTTTAAAGCTCTAGCCTCACTAGGCCTACAAGCGGTTTGGAACATAATATTGTACATAATTTTAACTTGCTTATCTGCAACATTATTAATAATATTTTGAACTTTATCATTACTCCAAACATCAAAATTAATATCATGAACTTTCTTTTTAGGTATTTCAAAATCTTTTAAATAATCTTGAGATTTAAAAACATTTGTTTTGATGTCACTTGGAACATGGACTTCATAAATATTTTTAAAAGCATTAAATATTTTTCTTTTGGTTTGGTTGTTGACATTGCTTTTAACATTTAAGTTTGCCAACCAATCACAGATAAATTGCTCATCTATGGTTCTTAAATCTAAGGGTGCTTTTCTTTGTATATAATTTTTATAAAAGGTTTTATGATTTTTTAAATATGAACTGCTTTTTGTTTTGCTACATATTTTTTGGTAAAGTTTTGAACAGTATTTATCGTTGGACTCATCTAACCAAAGAGGAAATTTACTGATTACATTTGTAATTCTTTTTGCAATACCTTCAGCTTGTTCTTTTAAAAAATCTTTGTTTTTAGATTGCTTAAATTTTCTTACTCCCTTTTCATTTACATACTCAAACCGCCAAGATTTTGTAATAGAGCCATCTGTATTTTTCTTTTTTTTTAACAATAGTTCAGTCATTAGTACCTTCCTTTTTTGTGTTTTAGCATGTTGACACTATACATAACATACTTGCTATAATCAATACCTTGATGTTATCTTAAAATTATCAAACAAAAGTTATCAATAAGTTATCAATCAACAGGAGAGTGCTATAAAATAAGCCAATGAAATAGCCATTTTATAACAGGCAAAAAAAAAGGGGTTTTAGAGATATAAAAAATTATATCTCTAAAACCTATTGGTTTTCCTAGCTTATTCGCACACTTAGAATTAAAATGCTTTATCGCCTCCTGATTTGTAATCAAGTTTTTGTAAAAGCAGTGGTTAATTAAATGTGTATTAGCAACCTTTTTTAGTTCACCTTCCATCCTTGTTATCAAAAAAGTTATCTTTTCAGACTAGGAATAATAAAACCTAAAGTCAATAGATAACTTGCCCACCCAATCCCAGCTTAATTAAAAAATAATTAAACCACAAGTCGCAGCCCTCAGAAAGGTATAATGGCTGCTCCAAACTTTTAATATTTATAAATTTTTAGTAGGTATCAGTATGTGTTTTAAGACTCTTCCCTTTTGAGATCCTGATTTTAATTTATAACCGGTAGTTCCATTGCCATAAATATTTACTTCTTTTCTGGCCTGTAAAAGAGTTTTTTCCTTACTTCTTAAAATTTTTCTATCGTTTTCTTTACTGATAAAATCAATCAAATTGCTTTTCATTAAATTAACTAGCTGATCGTTTTATGGCAGCTTTGGAAACAAATCCTTCTTTGCCCTTTTTAATTGGCTTCTTACCAGCCTTTTTTCTTCTATTTGCATAGAAATAAAGTCCTTTTTTGGCAATCTTTCCAGATTTAGTTTTGTGATAACCTTTTTTCACAATTTACTTTCTCCTTTTTTTGTTGCAAACATACAATTCTTTCCAAATTTTATTTTCCATTCGGCTTAAAAAAATAAGCAATTTTCTTAATACAAATCTGTACATTTGGTTAATCATTATTTATCTCCATGTGTTTTTACATTGGGATTTTCTTTTTTATAATTTTTTTTTAAATCTTCCCATAAAGAACCAGTGGGTCTAGTTTTCTCTCCAGCACCAATGCCTTTGCAGTATTGCATTAACTCAGAAAAATTTTTATTAGATTCTAGAGCTGAATTTTTATTAACCGAACCACACTTTTTGTATAGCTCTAATTGTTGTTTAAGCTTGGCATTTTGCTTTGAGGTTTTGCAATCAATGCCTAAATATTTTCTAAAAGTTAATCTTAATTCTTCTGAGTTTCTGTTGTTATCATTAAAGGCGCTATCGTTCTGATTATAATCGTCTTGTCTGCCTGTAATAGTAAGGTCTACTTCTCCACACCTAGAAGCACCATCATTAAGATAATCGTTTCTAGCTTCTGCTTTGAAAGAAAATAAAAATAAACTAACGATTAAGATCCTTAATATCATAATCATGCTCCCTAACTTTATCTGCTAAAACTTCATATAAGTTTTCTGCCATTTCCCATGTAGCTTCAGCCTTACCAAGTCTAGTTTTTAAATCATTAATTTGATCTTGAGCAACACCTAAATCTCTTTCCATATTAACAATGTGTTGTTCAGAAGCATTAATAGTGTCGGTTAGATTGACTACATACTTAACTCCTGTAAATGTTCCGACCAAAACAGAGGCAATGACTGGTACTAATATAATATTTTTTTTAAATAGTTCTGCAATGTTCATCTGTCTGCTAACCTATCCATATGAGAATATATTCTGCCAATAACTTTATCTAAAGACATCATCTCACTTTTAAGCATAGCTACAATTGTTGAAAGTTCTATCAGTGTAATCAATGTCCAAGTTGCTAACCCCATAAGAATAGTACCCAACAATGCGATCAATGCTGTGTTAGTTTTCCTACTCATTACTTTTTATTTTTGCACTGTAATTTTTTGCAAGAACATTCTTTGATTGAAAATAATTTGCACATGATTTTTCTTATAATTTTTTTAAGCATTTTTTGTTACCTTGTTGTTTTGTTCTATTAAATCTTCTTTTTCCATGCAGCTATAATGAGAGGAAGTCTTGTCTGCAAAAGATACAAAAGAATCATCATTAAATAAATTCTCCAGGCAATGTTTGCATTTTCCCACATACCATTTTTTTTTATGTGGTTTAACCATTAGTATTTTTTCTTTATTTTTTTCATAACTGAATCTTTCATCAGTTTGCCATTTGGCATTCTATGATAACCTTTTGGAACTTTTTTAGTATTTTTTCTAACCATCTAGTTTCTCCATTTTTAATTTAGATCCCTTCATTCCTTAGTTGCATCCTCTAATTTTATTAAAGACCTTTTTATAATGTTGTCTTTTTCTTGAATAATTTGTCTTAGCTTCTCTATTTCATTTTTTAGTAATTGAATTTGATGCCTGTACTCTACTGTTAAGTCATTAACCTTTGAGGCTTTAGTCATTTTTTAAATATGCTAGAAATCTTTATGCCAAAACTTGCAGCTACAATTGCTCCAAAAATATAAAAAATTTCAGAAGGCAGAGCCGCTAATACTTTAGCCCAGTTTAAAAATCGTTCTGTTTCTCCAAACAGAGGTAAGGCAAAGATAGCTAAAAAATATAAAAGAATTAAATCATCTTTATATCCAGAATTTTCTATTTGAGTTTTTTGAACTTCTTTACTAGCTTCTATTTCTGCAACTTGTTTATTTTCTCTTTTTTCAATGTGAGCTGATAAAGCTTTAGTAGTATGACTAATTAAAGTTTTTCCTATTAATCCCCATATCATATAGTGCAGTTCCTCATCTTGATTGCCATTCTGTTAGCTCTGGATGGTGTTTGCACAAACCATTTGGAGTCAGTCATTTCTTGTGCTGCTAACACATAGTCAGGTATTGCAAGAGCTTGAAACAATCGTTTAAATTTTGATACCCCAAAAGTTCCTATTTGGTAACACATTTCAATAATGACTTCTTTGGCAATAGGGTTAATATTTTTGCAATCTTGTAACAATGCTTCTGTACCCTCTAAAGCAATATTAAAATCTTTTTGGAATATAGCCTCCCAACCTTCTTCGGTAGTAGGAGCAACTTCATCCTTTTTTAACACATGACCATAGCCACCGGTAAAAACATTTTCTTTTATGTATTCTCCATCAGCATTTTTATATTCAAGCTGATAAGGATTTAAAGAATATCCTTCATGGTTTTTAATCTCTCTTTGTAAATCAGAATAATCGCTCATACTATTTTTTTTTATTTGGTTTGTTAGGAGATGGTTCAGATTTTTTTTGCAATACTTCCTCCCATTGGTCAGGGGAGGGGAAATGATTTAATATTTCTTTAAACAATTTAAAGTATGTTCCATCTTCGTATTTTTGTTTTTCTGTTTTTTCTTTTTCAATCATCTTTCCTCATGTCTATAATTAATAGTTCTACCCCTAATTTTTTTTGCTTTTCATTTAGGGTTCTGCAAATTTCGTAATTATTATTTTTACGAAAAGATTTAGTCTTGACATCAATCAATCTAATTTTTCCTGTAGTAGGATGGACTGCTACTAGATCAAACAAACTATGAGGTTCAGTTGCTGTCGCAACAATGTAACCTTCATTCATTAAATTAATTACAGCTTGATATTCTGTAACTGCACCAATGATTGTTTTGCTTAATTTAGGAGTAGTGTGTTTACTAGACTGAAGATGGATGCTAGACTTGTCGCTAGTAAGATCCATAATATTTTTTCAATTTTTCTAACTTTTTGGTCTATGTGCGCTAGGTGGTTATCTTTGATAGTATCTATTTTTTGATGAACTAAATTAAGTTCGCCTTGTATCTTTATTATTTCCTCTGAGTTTTTTTGTGATTGGCTAACCATAATATTATCGCACAGCACCTCTAGGTGCAGGTACGGCCTTAGGGTTTGTATTTTTCATTTCTTGTAATTGACGATTAATAATTGCATTTTCTACTGCTGTTGTTTTAGGTGCAGCTTGTTTAAATGGAGTAGATGCAATTTCAGAAGAAATTAATTTTTTAGCTTGATTTTGACTAGCTAAATCTTTTGTTCTATCAAATAAACCTCTAGCAGCTAGTAAGCCTTGAATATTTGCAAATTTAAAGCCAAATATACCAAACAATGCTCTACCTGTTTGTTGCATTATTCTTGATAAGGCAGATGCAGTATTTGATGCGTTAACCAAATCTTTTCCATCAACAGTTCTTCTTACCTCTCTAACAAATCTATCTATTAATTTAACCTCATCTGGAGAATATAATTCTTTTAATAAATAATCATATTTTTGTCTTGCAGTTGCCCATGAATCTGTAAATTTTTTTGTATTAAAAATTCCATTTCTACTTGAATCTCTTATTATTTTTTCAAATGCACCTGTTCTTAAAGATTGAAAATCAGGACTTCTTTGTGCAAATTTATCTACAGTTTCCCCTTTTTTAATTCCAAACACATCTTTTAATCTTCTAACAACAGTTAATGATCCATTTTGAGAACCCAACTGAGCTTTTCCAAAAACATAATCAATAGTGTTTAAGGGTGATACATCTGGATCATTTAATATTTTTTGAATTACTTTTCCAGCTCTATCATCTATTTTAAAACCATTTTTTTTAATTGGATTTACTCCAAATTTTTCTTGTTTAATTTTATATAAAATTCTTGCTTGTTTTATAGAATTAATAGCAACTTGATCTCCACTAAACAGTGCGGCATCTATTGCGTCATCATAGAATTTGTCATATTCATTAAGAATAGCTGTAAGATTTTTTTTGTCAGTAGCATTTTTGGCAGCAGGAAATAAGCTTTGTATTTTTCTTCTCATTTGCTCAAATTCTCCAAAAGTAGTTACTGAAACTTTTTTCTTTTTAGTATTTTTAATATTTTTAACAAAATTATTTACAAATTGAGTTGCCCTAATTGTTGCTGGAGTTAATTCTTTATCAATAATATCGGTTGATTCTTTAATGGCTTTTTGTACAGAGCTTGGTAATAAATTTATATTACTTTCTTGAGCATTAAATACAGCGTCTTTATCAACAGCATTGTAAGCAGTTGTTACATCATCAGATGCTTTTTGAAATTGTTTTTGAACAGCATTTAATACATTTTGTCCTGCTGTTTCTAAATCTTCTTTTGCAATTTGACCTTTTTTAAACTTACTAAGCAAATTTTTTGTAGATGTTTCAATGTCTATTCCTTGTTGTCTTAAAAATGTTTGAGCAGTTTTTTGAGATTCTGCACCATAAGAACCTTTTGCGGCATCAAACAAAACTGCAATTCCTTCTTCATCTCCAATATTTTGTGATCTTGATAATCTAAAACCAAATTCTCCAGCTCCTGCTTGAGTAGCTGCTATTTCTTTTTCTACACCCTTACCCATTTCAGAAGAAAAACTTTTTATCCAATCTTCATTTATTTCTTTAGGATTGATACCTGCTGCTTTAGCTGCTTTTTCTCCTGCTGGAGTTAAAACTACTTTAGTTGTTTTTTTTCCTTTTATTGTTTCTGTAATTGTTTTTGACATTTGGGGATTGCCAACTATTTTTTTCCATGTACCTTTAACAATAGGATTGATAAATCCCTCAAATGGAATAGGTATTAATGTGCTAATTGCAGTTCTTGTAGGGTCGTAACTTTCAGATCCTAGTGGCTTAGTTGCAATATCCTGAGCAACAGATGTAGCACCACCAGCAATACCTGTGTAAAGGGTTTTTTTTAATACCGATGTTCCTGCTTTTTTTGCAGCCATTCCAAATCCAGGAATATAAGCTAATATTTGAGATGTGGTCTGTAAAACATCCTGTAAAGAAGCTCCAGGTTTGTTTAAATAATAGCTTTTACCATCAGGCATACTAACAATAATATTTTCAAATTTATCTTTGATAAGGGTACTTCCAGGAACTTGAGATTGTATTATTTCAGCTTGTGCTTTTTGATTTGGATTAATCAAAAGACCTGCTCCTATTTTTAAAGATTGAAAACCACTTAAACCGGTAGCAGAACCAATTTCAGGTAATTCAGCATATTCTGTTGTTTTAGTTCCTGTAAAAAAATCTTTTACAGCACCCAATCCATTCATAACTTTGGCAGTAACAGTTTGTTCTTGAGCTTGTTGATTAAACTTTTTAATAATTGTAGGATTTGTTATTTCATCACTGTCTGTAATTTGAGCATTGGATTTTGGTTGTTGTTTTTCAAATTGTTCAATAATTTTTTTATCTGTAACTTCCATAAATAACCTTTATTTTAATTTAAAATATTTTTTTCCTATTTTTACATATTTTATTCCCTCAATTTCTTGAACATTATTTCCGTTTAAATATTCAGGAGAATATTGTTTGCTTAAATTGGTTAAAGTTAATCTTTGTTTATCATCTACTAAAGGATTTTTTTTATTAAATTCTGTAGTAAAACTAGACCAACTTTTTCCAGTGATTTTATCTTTTTTAGATAACCCACCATTTCTTTCCACCCAATCATTTGCTTCTTCATTGTATTTAAGGGTAATATTAGATCCTCTTTTTTGCAAACCAACAAGAGTATTAATACCTTCTCTTGACATAGATAGTCCTGGATTAATATCTTTAACAAATTTTCTTTCTCCATCCGATATAGCACCTTTAAAATTAGCCAATCCATCTAATACCAATTTTCCTGTTACTGCACTCATAGTTTCTGCGGCAGAAACATTTTGTATATTAATATCTAAGCCTAAATCTTGTGCCAATTTGTTTGCACTTAATTTAAACTCTCCTAAAAAACCTGTTTTTAAATCTTTAACTTGATTTAAAGTGGACACAGTTTGTAAAGTTCCTAAAGTTTTATTTGCCAAAGTTCCTGCTTCATTGATTTCTTTAAACTTACCTCCAAAAACTTCTCCAATTCCTTTTTGTTCAGCAGTTTCTCCTGCATCTACTTTTACCAAAGGTGCTTTTGGAATTGGTACAAATCCTTTTTGTTTAATTTCCAAATCACTTGCAAATACTGCTTTTCCTGTTTTAGGATCAAATGCTTGTTTTAATGCCTTAGTCTTAGGAGTAAGTAATTTTTTAATTTGTGCAGCTTGAGTTATTGCTGGTAAAGCAGCTTCAAACACATTCTTACCTTGCGTTGCTCCTTGCAACAAACCAAATCCTATTAAAGAATCTGGGTTTCCTAATAAGCCAGAAGTCAAACTAGATTGGCCTGTTTGTCCTGTTGAATTTTGTTTTATTTTTTCTAGTAGTCCTTGAAAATAATTTTCTGCCATTATAATAGTCCTTGTTTAGTTAAATAGTCGTAATAAAAGTTAGTTGAGTTAGATACGCCTAACTGATTGTTTGTTCCTAGAATTCCGCTAATGTTACTTTTAGCTTCATTGTATCTGTCTAGTATTCCTCCTGAATTCTGCTGCGTCTGCAAATTAGAAAAATATTCATTGACCATAGATTTTGGTGCAGTTCCACCTCCTACTAGAAATGGAGCTTGAGGTATAAGTTGTTTAACAAAATCTGATTCCGTTTGGTTTAAATTTTGTAAATTAGAGGTATCTCCAGTATTATAAAGATCATTAAAAGAATCACTTCTATAACCAGCATCAAAAGCTTCTTTATCTATAAAAGCCTGATTTTCTGTATCTAAACCACTATAAGATGTTCCCAAACCTCTTGATTCTGTAAAATCATCAAGTGTGGAAACATAATCTCCTTCTCCAATACCATCTTCTCCGGTAATTCCTGCAAACTGATTGGGTTGTGTACCTAGAACATCTTGTAATCCTCTAATACCTAAACCAATTAATCCACCACCTCTAATAAAATCTGTTATTTGTTCTCCAACATTTGGATCTTCTTGTGTTGGGGAAAAATATGCATCTTCTGCATTATAAGTTGTATCATAGTCAATCCCATCCGTAAGTCCTGAAGCTGTGCTTGTTCCTACATTTGCACCACTTCCTTGAACTGAATCAGGGGCTTGACTAGAAGTGCTTGTATCTGATGAGCCACCATAAGAACTATCCTGGCTAGTATCTACACCTGCTGCATTTGCTTCTGCTTGTGAATATCCTTGCTGTTCATCTGCTCTATCTATATCTGCATCTGCTACTGCACTGCTAGAACTGCCAGTACCTGAACCACTGCTTGAACCCATTGTCTGCTCCTTAAAAAATAATTGAAATGATTAATAATAAATACAATGCAAGAATATGCTTAGTTGGATTTTCCTTGACTTGAACTTGAAAGTCGTAATATTTTTTTTTAATTTTATCCATTATAACAAACCGCCTAACAATCCTACTCCAGCTCCAACTAAGGGATTAAAGCCCATTGAAGAAGCTAATAAAGCTCCACCAGCTCCTGCTGTTAATGGATTAGTTTGCGTATTAGTTGATCCTGCTTGAACTGGGAAACCAGAAGCAATAGGGGACACTAAACCTGCATATTGTTGTAATGATTGAAACGGAGCTAACTGCTGCTGTCTTTGCAAAGCTTCTAATTGTTGGCCTGTTTGTAAAACACTTGGAGCTTGTGATGCTACACCTAATTGTCTAGCTCTTTCATTTTCATAAGTATTAAAAGCCATAGGTAATGCAGCTTGAGCCACTTGACTAGTTACTTGATTTTGCATTAATGGAGAACCTGGAGTTCTACCTGCACCAGAAAATTGTGATGCAACTGAACCATAAATATCTGAACCTGCTTTTTGAATTAAGGGAGACAAAAATGGATTTAAATATTGTCCGCCAAGAGTTGCTGCTAATTCATTTTGAGCAGCTGTACCCATAACTTCTTGTTGTGCAAGACCTGTTAGAGTTTGTTCTGTAGGTGCAACATATCCTGATGCTGCTACTCCTTGATTATATAGATTACCAGATTCAGAAAGTATCTGATTTAATGCTGGTTGTGCTGGTGCGTATGGGGTTACTTGTTTTGTTTGTGTACCACCACTGCCTCCTCCTCCGAATGACATTTTTATTTCTCCTTGTTGTTTATTGGTTTTTCAAGAACTACATGAGTTCTTTGATATTTGTATTTAGATAAGATGACTTGCCATCCTGGTCTGGCTATAAGCTCCATCAAATCACATTTTTGATCTCTAGCAAAATTTTCAATAACTTTTATAAGATGTTGCCATTTTTGTCTTTGTTTGCCGGTCATCATATAAATATGACAAACCTTTTTTAATTTTCTTTGAATGACCTCTGTAATAACTAACCCATGATATTTTTCTTGGGTAGTAGGTTTGCTTTGATCCCAAATAATCCAAAGCTGAAATTTTTTGTTTTGCAAAGTATCATACACAAATTGGCTATCTTGATGATTGCCAGAATAAGATAATGCTTCTTGAATAGGTTTTTCTACTAAAGGCCAAACATCATTTATTTTGGCTTCAGGAATACTTACTAATTCCATATTTTATTACGATATTTCTAAATAAGATATATTGATATGAATAGAGTCGGTACTACTAACAGTTGCTTTTAAAATATCTCCACTTTCTAAAACAAGTGGCTTGTTCAAAAATTCTTCAGAAGTGTTAGCCACTAAAGCATTTGTTTTTATATAAGTGTATTCTTCACTAGCAGATAAATCGTTAATATCTAAATTTACAGTAGGAGTATTAGCAGTATTATTACTAACCATAATAGATTTAATAATAATAGCTGATCCTGCAGGTACTGTTAATATGGATGTTTCGTTTGTGGTTGCTAATGCAACACCTTTAAATTTATAATTATTAGCCATTTGGAATTGTTGGCATTGCTACATTATTAGCTTGTTCAACAGTAGTAATACCATTAGTTAAATTTCTTAATTCAGTTCTATAGTTCATCCATTTGTTTTTTTCAGATGATGTTAAAGTAGTATCAGTTAGTTGTGTCCAATCACTTGCAGCAAGAAGTCTATTTCTATTACTTCTTAAATCAGCCATAGCTCTGTCAAATGCTCCAGCTTCCCAAGCAACCGCTTGTTCTTCCATAGCAGTAACTTCTGCTGGTGTCAGTTCTACTTGTATTCCATTTATTATTTTATGTGCCATGTTGTTCCTATTATTGTTTGTTAATTAATTCCGTACATCAAGATTTTTCCAGCATCTATATTGCCTGATGACATACGAAAAATTATTCTATCTACTGCACTAGTGGTGTTCGCATATCCTGCTACATTAAAATCATCAGAGAGTGGAGTTGTATTAAAGCCATTCCCTCTAGCTATATAATGTTTTACAAAAGTGTCAGATGAAGGGTTAAAAAGTTTCAAAGAACCTGAATATGAACAATCATTAGCTGTATTTAAATTTCTAAATAATTGTTGGTCGCCTGTTCCTTGTGCTAAATCTGCATTACCTTGATAAACTAAACCAGAACCACTATCATCTTCCATATGATAACTTTCAAATGCGGTGCTTGTTTTGGCTACATTGTAGTTAGAGCCGCTATCAATGGATAAATTAAATTGATATTCAGCACCACTTGTTGCAGCATGAATATTTACAAAATAGAATTGATACTCTTTGTAATCTGCTAAAGTAAAAGTAATACTAGCAGAACTTGATGCAGTGGTACTAGATACTAAGGTCATGTCTCCTAAAGTAACTGGTATGCTAGTTACATCTTCTACTGATATATTATTTAATTTAGTTAATGCCATTATTTAATCCCATACATTTTAATTATTCCAGCATCTATGTTACCTGATGACATTTTGAACTGAATTGCGTCTACTGCTGATGTGGTGTTTCCGTACCCACCTACATAGGTATTTATTGTGTAATCTGTGCCTGAAACATCACTATAAGAGTTTATATTTGTTATAAAATGTTTAACAAAAGTTGTACTAGAAGGATTGAAAAGTTGTAAAGTTCCTGATGCTGATTGGTCGTTGTCATTTCCTGTTTGATAACTTATATCTTGATAAGAAGTAGATTGTGCTAAATCTCTTGCTGCGTCATATTCTAAAGCACTGTCATCCCCAGCTTCGTTATGATAAGCATGAAAATAAGTTGTAGTCTTTGTAACATTATAATTACTACCATTATCTATAGATAAATTAACTTGAAAATATGCACTATTAGTTGCTGGGTGAATATTAATAAACTCAAACTGATACACATCATAGGTGCTATCTATTCCTGTAAAACTAATAGAAGCTGAACCAGAAGCTGTTTGGGTAGATATTAAAATTGGTGTTCCTGATGGTATTTGTGCAAAGGAAGTTACATTAGATATGGAATTGTTATTGTGCTTAATGAGTGCCATTATTTAACTCCATACAATTTTATGATTCCTGAATCAATATTTCCACTATCCATTTTAAATTGAATTGTGGTTATAGCTGTTGTCGTATTTATATAACCAGCAATAACTCTTTGTACACTTTGATTATCTGTTCCAGCTTCGTTTATAACTCCTATAAAATGTTTTACAAAAGTTGTGCTACTTGGATTAAATAAATGTAACTCTCCACTTAAAGATTGGTCGTTGTCATTTCCCAATGACCTGCCTAAATCTTGAAAAACTGTTTCTTGGTGTAAAATTGCTGAACCACCAGCAGCCGCAAGAGTATTAGCACTATTATCTTCACTATGTTCAGCTAAAAAACCCATAGAGGTAATAGTTTGATTATAATTAGTGTTAGCTCCAGTATCTACTTGAAATTGAAAATCAGCTGCATCGTTTGCATTGTGCATACTAATAAACTTAAATACATACGACTTGTAGGTATCATCTAGCACCACTCCACTAGCACCATTTACAAAGGATATACTTGCAGAAGAACTAGCTGTAATGGATTTAATTAAGGTTAAAGCACCTGTTGGTACAGACGCAGGTACAGCAGTTATTGCAGTCAGGGAATTGTTAGAAACAGTTATCAGAGCCATTGGTTATCCTTTAACTTAATTTATATCCTGAAAAATAACTTATTCTATTTCCATCTCCATCTATATTTCTAGCTGAACCACCATCTTGATCTTTAAAAACTTCTACATAATCTGTAGCAGCTAAATTTAAAATTGCGGTTGCTTGGAAAGTTCTTCTATTACTAGCATGAATAGACTGTCTATGTTTTACAAAGCTAGAGCCATTTTTATAAAAATAAACATTAACAGTTTCTCCAGATGTAGAATCGCTTTGTAATTTTGTGTAGAACAAATATTTTCCATTTTTACCTGCTGGAACTGTAAATCTGCTTGAAGCAAATGCACTATCTGTATCAAAATCTTCTGTATCAAAAGTTACTTTAGTTATTGTTGCATTTGGAATAGATTGTGCGGATGATTTAAACACTGAAAATGATGGTGTATTTAAACCACTTGCTTTAACTCCAGTTACAGCACCATCAGCAATCTTAGCTGTTGTAACATTTGCATTAGCAATCTTAGCTGTAGTAACTGTAGCATCGCTTGGTGTTCCTAAGTCTAAAACTGAACCTAGTATCTGAATAAAATCTATAACATCGCCAGTAACTAGATTGCTAGTAAAGGTAATCGTAGAACCTGCTACAGTATAACTTGCAGTTGGTTTTTGAATTACCCCATTCACAGAGACAATCATATTGTTCACTGTTTCTGGAGATACATTTGCTCCGCCTACTTGTAATGTGTAAGCTGCCTGATTATTTACAGTACTGATTGCATCGCAGACTTGAAAGTTTCCTATGATTGGTTGTTTGCCTATATACATAATTTATCCTTTTGGATTTGCATCCTTGATTGATTTAATTCTTGCTTTCCAAGTATCTATATTTTTATAAATCTCATCTAGCTGTTCGCCAATATCTCCGTAAGCATTTCTTCTAGTTGATTGCACAATACTATTTGCTTCTTCTGTGTTACCAGCAGTTTCGTATGATGCTAATTGTTCAGCAGTAGGTTCTGCAATATCAAGATTCCATTCATAAATAAATGCTCCATTGCCATCGTCTTGTAGTTTTACATTGTCTTGAAAATCTACGGAAGCAACACCATTTGCTGCTGCGTAGAGTTTTATTTTTGTACTTAGTTGTGCCATAGTTTTCTCTATTCTATAATTTTAGTTATGCTTAAAAATGTCATAACTGCCTCTGTAGCCATAGTAATATTACCAGAACTTTGGTCTTGATAACCAAATATTTCTAAATAATTAGTTGCTGCATATGTGTTTACATAAGCTACATTTGCAGAGTTATTTTTTCCACTAGATACAGTAGCAAGAAAATCAGGAGAATTATTTTTTCTTACACTCATTTGTAATCTTTTATTAAAGGCAGCAATCACAAAATATAAACTTGCTTGAACTAAATATTTTCCAGCAGTATCAAATACATATCTATTATTAGTAGAATCCCAATTAGAAGCAGTATCTATTACTGGTGTACCCCAATCAGTAACTTTAGTGTGTGTAGCATGATTTAAAGCCTGTCCATTGCCAGCACTTTTAACTAAAAAAATTGGAGCGTTAGTTGCACCAACACCCAACTTAGCAGCAATTACCGCATCATCTGCTATTTTAGCTGTAGATATAATTCCATCTGCAATATCAGAACTTGTTAAAGGAACTGATGTTGGAGTTTTTCCAATATAAGCCATTTAATTCTCCTATGTAATTTCCATTATTGAAAGTGTGCCTGATAATTTATCAGCTACAGAACAATCTATTTTTAAAGCATCTGTTGTTTCTAAAACAACTTTTCCACCAGATAAAAGTTCTAAAGAACTTCCAGATGGAATAGATACACCTTTTACTAATAGTGATGCTCCGTTTGCTACATTGTTTGCACCATTTCTATTTGCTGTATCACTAACTAAGTAAACATCTGCTGTAACAGCAGTTGTGTGAATATTTGCAAGTACCAATCCTAAAACTACTGTTGTTGTGTTAGATGCTACTGTGTACATAACATAAGGAGTCCCAGCACTAGCTGGTTCTGCTGTAAATGTTACTGTCTTAAATGTGTTTGCCATTTCTTATTTTCTCCTATTATTATTTAATTAACCTAAAGCAATTGCAAGTGCTGTTGGGTCGTCTATATTAGCTTGTACTAAAGTTATCATTCTTGATAATGCTGCTTTTCTATTTGTGCCGCCAGCTCCATCATCAACTATAATTAAATCAGATGTAGTTAAGTCTGCACCAACGTCAGTTCCACCATCAATATTTATAGCACCCAATGGTAAAGTTCCTGTATCTCCAGTTCCAATTAAAGTTCCAGTTGCTGCTGGTAAAGTTGAAACACTTGAACTACTAGCTGAGTGAGGTTGTGCTTGTAAAGTCTGTGCATGAGCATTTGAACTCTCACAATAAAATTTAACTTTTGATACTGCACCAGTACCAGTTCTAATATCTATTAATCCATCAGATACAGAAATACCACCTGATGATCCATTACCATCTAATAAAACTTTACCAGATCCATTAGGTAATACAGATATGTTTCCATTAGAAACAGATACAATACTTGATATTACTGGAGAGGTTAAAGTTTTGTTTGTTAAAGTCTGAACACCAT